TTAGCCTTCTAATGTTTCCAACAAAATCTATATCTGCACCACATTCTTTAATCAAGAATAAATCTAATTCCAAATTTTTTTCTACTCTATTTATCCATAATTCTGATATTTGTTTGTTTAAAGCATTTATGTCTATTTCTTCGACTTCTTTTTCTTCTCTTATTTGTTCCCAGCGATAATCACTCGCATCTAATTTCCAATTATCCGAAATTATAATTTTATCTATTTTGCAATCATATAATTCCCTATAAACATCATCTGTTGTCTTATTTTTATCGACAACTAAGAATAAAACATCTATAGAAGTATCTGTAAATGCGTTACTTATGACATTTAGTTCAGCTAGTCTATTCCCAATTAATTCTCTAAACTTTTCTTCTGTTTTTCTATAACCAACCCCTGGAAAAATTATATAGAAGGCATACCTCTTCGTATATTCAAGAGATTTCAAAACGAATATATCGTCTACAACCCCTGACTTTTTCCAATTAAATTGCTTTTGTATATTCTTTTGCTCCTGTTCTGAAAGGTCTTTAAATTTTAAAGAAAATGGTGGATTCATTATTACACAATCTACTTCAAAATTTTCTCTTTCATATTCAAAAAAACTTTTAACCTCTAATTCTGTATTTTGAAAGTTTTGTCTAGCTGAATAAATCGAACTTTCCTGCACATCTACCCCATAAAGAATAGCTGGATTAACGAATTGCTCTAACTGCCCACTTCCTACTGCTCCATCAAAAATGGTTGGATTTTCTAAGTTGACATATTGCTTAACCTTCTTAGCTACGTATTTTCTTAGTTCAGTCCCTGTTATGTACTCTGCTAGTTTCTTAGAGACTTCTCTATTATTGTGTTCCTTAAAGCTCATAAGTTAACTCACCTCTTTAGCTATTTTTACGAACTAACTCAAATTCTTGAATTCCCCATTCCAAAACTTCTAAATCTATCCCTTTTTCTTTGTATATTGCTTTTGTGCTTCTTATAAACTCTAACTGTGCTTCTTCTTGCTCTTCATCAGTCAAAGTTCTTTTTCTGAAGATAGATTTCTTAATTGTTCTCTCAGTTGATTCTTCTTTTATTTTCACATCTATTTGATATCTATATATCATATTTAATCCCACTCCTTCCCTAGCTCAATAGAAGAATAATCTACCTCAAAATCATCATCACTTTCTTCTGCTATTAACCTTTTTACCCATTCTAATGCCTCTATTTTGCATTTAGTTTTATTATATTCTTCTGCTCCAAGAAAAACAGTATTGTTATAATCTAATTCAAGTTGTTTATTTTCAATTTTATAAAATAATTCTGCTTCATCTATCATTTTATCCCTCCTGTAGCTTTCATTTTATTTATTTTTTCATGTAAATTTGATAACACTTCTTGTTGTCTATTGCAATCTTCTATAACTTTTTTTAACTTTTCTTTGCAATTCTCTGTCATCTTATCTAAATCTTTAGATGTATCTTCGATTAAGTCATCTGATTTTTTCTTATACTTCCTATTCTTATAGCTTTCTAATTTCTCAATATGCTTCTCAAAGTCTTGCTCAGTTAATCCAGTTACTAACAAGAGATTTACTGTAGCAGTTACTAAGTCTAAAGCTTCAGCTTTAAAATTATCGATGTTTTTAATTGTTGTAAAAGTGCTAGTTTCTCTAACTTCTGCCAATAACTCTTTAAATTCTTCTTTAACCTTGCCTAGCTGTGCTGCTTCGTTTGCATAAGCTATTGCTTTATAGTTCATTAGCTTATTTAAGTCTATTTCCATTGTCTCACTTCCTTATTTGGTTTTCTAATCTTTCCACCAACTTTTAATAGTTGATTTTCATACGAATTAATCAGCAATTTTATTATTTCTCTACTTTCAAAAGATGTAACATTAGTTTCTTCAATCAAATTTCCATCCTCATCATATAAAAGAAATTCGCTATATATGTCATTATTATCTGTATTTTCTCTAATAGTCTTGGCTCTATACAAACCTTTTAAAACTTGATGATATAACTTTCTAAGCTCTTTATTTGCTAAATCATTCATTATCTCACTCCTAATAATTCTGAGTTTTCATAAATATTCCCTAATATTTCTATATCTTCTTTATAGTAATTCATTCCTAATACTGCTAATGGCTTAGATTTAACATATTCAACAACAAAAGCTCCCCATTCATCATAATATTTAACTACTCCTATTCCGTGATTAGCTCTAAGTTTTACTATATCTCCCTCATAAATTTCTTTTCCGTTTTTATCTTTTAATCCTGTATATTGCATAAGTTCAACATTATTAAATTTATCGTGTCTTATATTTAATAAATGTCCAACTCTTTCAAGTAAATAAGTTACCTTTTTAGTTACATAATTAATTAATACGACTTCAAATATTGCTTTTCTATCTTTTACCCAAGCTCTAAATTTAATCTCTCTCATCTTCTTCCTCCCAAGTTGCTATATCTTCTATATTTTTACTCTTATTTTCGCACTCAATACACTCAACAAAATCTTCTCTAACTAACTGCATTGTATGTTGATGATATTCTACAATTTCGATACTATCAAAATCAGCTTCCATATATCCACGAAACCAAATATTAAAATGAGTACACCCACATTTTTTACATCTCCACATCTTCATCACTCCAAATCTTATATCTTCTTTTTTAGTTCTTGTAAGCATTTATTACATATACTGATTATCGTACCTCCATTGGAGTTATCTGCTCTAATTTCTAATACATTTACATTATTAGTTCCATTGCAACAATTACATCTAACTCCATAAAATCTATATCTTGTTGTTTTATTTATTTCACTATTTTTTATTATTTTAATCATTTTCTCCTCCAATCTCTCCTGCTCTTACTTTTTCCCAAAACTCTCGCCACTCTTTACTATCTATAACTTTTTGTGCTTCTTCTTCTGTTTTGAAATAGTTACCTAAGTTATAATTGTCATTATCTTCACCAGAAAATAACTCTCCTACACTCCAAACATACCCACTTGAACCTATATAATAATATTCTTCATTTTCTTCTGCTCTCCATCTCTTAGATATTCCATATTTTTCATTAATACAATTTATTTTTTCTAAAAATAAATCAATATCTCCTTTTGGAACTGTAAATATCAAATTGTCGTATTTTTCATCTCCATATGTATAAAGTTTTTTATTTATGAAATCCCAACTTGGAAAGTTATAACTTCTTGAATATTTTGTATCCATATTTCTTTTTAAAATCTCAGTATTTTGTATTAAAACTCCAGTTATTCCAAAATTATTAGCTTTCATTATTTCAAATGTCAATACGTTTTCTTTTTCCATCTTAACCTCCTATTTTCCAACTTCTTACTAACTCCCAAAATCTTTTGTATTCTTTAGATTCTAAAGCTTGCTTAGCTTCATCTGAAAATAAAAAATAATTCCCTAAATCATATCTCTCATTATCTAAATCATTCCCATAGTCCAGAGTTTTCTCAACTCTTGAATTGTTTATATAAAAATATATCCCTTTAAATTTTCTCATTGGATCCCTCCTTGAAATAATAGCTAAAACTAAAGCAGCAAACAATTCTTTGTCATCAACATGCACCAGCTTCCTCCAATCTCACAACACTATCATCAATTTCTCTCAGCCACATAACTTTAAAATCTTCAAATGCATTAACTACATCTGTTATCATAGATTTTAAAACTACTCCTATCATATTTCTTTTGTGAAAATTAATAGTTCCAAGCATCATAATTACTAGAAACATAGTTCTAAGAAGTTCTAAATTATCGCCATTTTCTTTGTGCTCACAAGCTACAAATACCTCATCTAAGACTTTCAAAATTTCTTTTTCTGCATTGTAGTTTATATTCTTTTTGAACTTATCTACAATCTTGTCAGAAGCTTTTATGGTTCTTGTTAAAATAGCTTTGTAATATCTATTTAGAACCATACCCTCTTTATCCCAAAGTTCTCTATTAATTTTCAAGTATTTATTAATTAAGTACATCAATGTAATTCCTTGCATATCTCCATCTTTATGAGTAACTCTTATTTTTCTCATAAAAATCACTCCTTTAACAAATAACCCAAATATTTATTTACTCTATATTCTTTTACTCTTTTTCCTAAACTCATTTTTTATCCTCCTCAACAGCTAATATATTTCCATAAATTTTAAAATTTACATTATCTCTCGCACAGATATAACTGACTAAATTTTTTGTTAATTCATCAACAGTTTTATCTTCAATTCTTACCACTTCTCCATTTTGTTCAAAAAATACACCATCTTTATTAATTTTTATATTCAGCATCAATTCCTCCTAAACAAGCCTTTAACATCATATAAGCATCTGCAACATCATCACTATCTGCTATTTTTCCTGTAAATTCATTGAATTTATTCATCATAAATTCTTTTTGTTCTTTTCTCTCAAGTGGCAAATTATCAAATTTATTTTTCCAAAACACTGCTGGGACTAATAATAAACCTATATTTAATTTTTTTAGATTATATGTAAGCATTCCTCTTATCTCAGATAAAATAGATATTATACTAGAATTCAATCCTAAATATGTGTCTTCAACAATAACTAAATCTATTGCTGCACCTTTTATCTTTTTTGAAGTTTCTAATACATTTACTATTTCATTAACAATCAAATATCCTCTTTCTCTAAAATCTTCTAGATCAGCTTTTATAGTTTTCCATCTTACAATTTTCCCTTTACAAGAATAAGCAATACCAACTGATCTAGTAGCTAAATCGATACTCAAAACATTTATATTTTTGATATTAGAAG